TTGCTTCTCCTCTTCCAAATAGTTTTTCAATAATGCAATGTAAATGTCTTTCTCCCAAGGAATAAGACCATCAAGTTCAGTTAAACTATACTTATGATGTTGCATTAATGAGAAATTAGTTCTATAATAATTCTCTAAAGAATTATGGAAGAGGCTTATCCGAAAAAATTAGCAAGTCCTTCAACAGTATAAGTTGACTCAACCTTTGTATTTGGGTTGGTAAACTTAACTTCATGTTTTAATGAAGGCATTGTCTCAAAGAATTTCTGAACACTATTGAATTGTTTGCTACTCATACTCTCAAGAAAAGTGACAAATTCATCAGGGGTAGTAGTAGTACTATCCCAAACATCTTCTTCATTATAAATTTTACCAATTGAATTTGCAACAAATTTAAATGTGTCGTCAATATCCTCTTGAGAATTGGTAAAACTATCAAGACCAGGATATTTCATTTCTACCCAAAGTTTGTCGTCAATTGCAATTTTATTGGTGTGTTCCTTATCAAATTTTACTTTAACAGTATCAATATTGATAGAGACCTTCACCTCAGTTACACCGTCATCAGGACAAGTAACAATAAGATCAACAACTTCACCAACCGACTTTCCTCTAATATTTAAGAAGATATACTCAATATCAAATGTTGCTAACTTTTCAAAATCAAAATCTTTTGTAGTCACACAAGCAACAATAATTGATTTCAATGCATCTGCAATTTCTTGATCATTCTCAGATTCAAGTGCCATCAGAAGAACCTTTTCTTCTTTAACAACAAAAGGTCTGTATTTAATCCTTTGTTTAGTAGATGGTACAGTAAGGTTGTACGTTGGTGTAGTCAGTGTAGGTAAAGACATTAATTAAACTCCATATCATATTTTTATTTAGTGTCATTGTCTGAGGGCATTAAGTTGATTCCTCTTCATGGTTTCTGTTGTGTAGTATTCATAGTAAAAAGTAGTTTGTAATCTCATGGGTTGGTTAGGAGCATTACTCACAGTAAGGTCATTAAGCATATATGGGAATGCCTTATGCAGTCGGGTTCTAGTGACTACATTGTGAGTTTCTAAACTACTTTTTGCCATACTCTTTGTTCTAGAACTAGTATTTGGTTCTAATTTGTCGATAATAATATCGTGGGCATAATTATTATAATATTGCATTTGGGAGAATATAGTCGGTGACGATGATGAAACACCGTATGACTCTTCAAATCCAAATATAAAATCAGACCATAATCTCATAAATCTCAATGGAGTATGATCCATATCCATTAAGAATGCCATATTCATTTCGGTAAAATTCCTGGTATGTGCATATCTAATATTAATACCTGGAACGGTTCCTTTCAAATCACCAGTTGCAACACTATATCCTGGAATATTAATTTCATCTGCTAAGAAACTCAATTTCAACATATTAGTGTTTGGGGAAGTATTGGATCCAAAGACCTCAGGTTCAGAAACACCTTCAATATCAAATCCCCTGTTTCTCATAAACTCTGTAAGAGTTCCATCAGTATTACTACCAATAGAGAGTGGAATTTCAAATGAAACATGATATTGGTTCGACGAAGACAATCCATAGTCACCCACGATGTTTTTTCTAATTCTGTCGATATTCATCTAAATAGGACTAGGAAGTATATTTATATTTAGTATGGCATATAGTGGTAAATATCGCCCTTCCCATCCCAAGAAATATAAAGGAGATCCGACAAATGTCATCTACAGGTCTCTATGGGAAAGAAAATTCATGGTTTGGTGTGATAACAATGAAAATGTGCTCGAATGGGGTAGTGAAGAGATCGTTATACCTTACATCTCTCCTCTTGATAATAGGATGCATCGGTATTTCCCAGATTTCTACGTCCGTGCCAGAACAAAAACTGGGGGGACGCAGAAGTTTATTATTGAGATCAAACCGCTTAAGCAGACAGCGCCTCCCCAAAAACAACGCCGTCGTACAAAGAGGTATATAACTGAGGTTACAACATATGCTGTAAATGATGCTAAATGGAAAGCAGCAACTGAATATTGCAAGGATAGAAGATGGCAATTTAAAATCCTAACAGAAAAGGAACTAAGGATATGAGTATCATCGAAGAAATCAAAGAAGAAAAAGCAACTACAGTTGCTAAACAAAGAACTGTGGCATTTAATTACCTTTTCGGTAACGCCAAAGATTCAGTCATGGTTGGTAAGTTCTACTTATTTGAATATGACCCCAAAACTAAACTACAATTAGCACGTTGGGACAAATACCCCTTAGTTTTAGTGACCAATATCTATGAAGACGGGTTTATGGGGGCAAATTTCCACTATACGACCCAAAAACAAAGAATGTTACTTGCTAAAAAGTTTCTAAATAGCAATGTTAGGATACCCCTTAAACTACTACATAGATATATCGTCGGTAGGGCAGATAACTTATTTTTTGAAATTCCAGAAGAGGAATTAGTTGAATTTGCCGCTTTGCCAATAGAGCAATTTTACGATAGTCAAAATAGATTTGTTAGTAAGAAAAAAGTTCAACTAGGTAAGCGTAAATAATGACAGCAACTAGATTAATATACCCAAAAACAAGTGTTAAGAACACTGGACTGTTCCTTACGTTTAGGGCGTATGATTATTCAGCAGCACCAACACCTCAGGGTGCATTGCCAGATATTCAAAATACTATTTCTGGAAGTAATAGAAAAGTAGATCTTACGGCAAGCAATCTTACAGATTCTGTAAAAGGTGTCTTACCTACTTTTGGATCAGGAGAAACTGCTGGATCAACAGTATCTGCAGGGGGAAATTCAGGGGGTAAGGATTCAGATAACACTGGTGTAGCAAATATTTCTTTATATCTTCCACCTAAGATTGAATATCAGTATGGTGCAGAATGGTCAAAAGTTTCTTTTGGTGCTTTAGGTGCCATGTTTGGAACTGGAGATGCTGGTAAATTTTTAGGAACTGCTGCTGGAGCAACTGCATTAACTGGTGCTAATGCATTAGTAAAAACCATTACTGGTACAGATGCTTTCCAAGCAATTCCAAAAACTGAGAATATTACTTTAGATTCAGTAATTGGTGCTGCATTTGGTCAAACCTTTAATGATAACACTCTGCAGACATTCAACAAAATGCAGACGAGAACATTTAACTTCAATTACCTATTTGTAGCAAGAGATTCCACCGAAGAGAATGAAATTAGAAAAATTATTAAGCAATTTAAGGTGAGTATGCACCCAAAGTCAAAAGACGAAAGTAGAAGTAATACGCTGTTTTTAGGATATCCCCATATCTGGAGAATTATTCCAAGTGGTCTTAAAAGCAAGATTAAAGTAAGATCTAATGGAGTCGTTACTGATGTAGATGCAGAAACTCCTCAAGTTAGTGATTTCTTACCAAATACGAAATATTGTGCATTAACTGGTCTCAATGTAGATTATACGCCTGATAATGTAATTGCTTTAACAAAAGGTGGGTTTGTTCAAGCAGTTTCCTTAAGTTTACAATTTGCAGAACTCACAACTCTTGTTAGACAAGATATTGAGAAATTTGAAGATAAAACAACAATCACGGAAGCATAAACATGGCATATTTTAACAAAGTTCCAGAAATTCTATATCTTAAATACGACAAAAACCCTGAAGATGGTACGTATATTACTATCAGAAATATTTTTGCCCGTATTAAATTAATTGATAATATACTTCCAGGAGGAACGATATTTGAGGATTATTTTGTATCAGATGGAGAAAGACCTGATACTGTTGCCATGGATTTTTATGAAGATCCAGGACTGGATTGGATTCTTTTAATAATCAATAATATCAAAAATCTTTATAACGATTGGCCAATGACACAATCGGTATTTTTAGAGTATGTTGAACAACAATATGATGACATATCAGCAGTTCATCACTATGAAACCATTGAACAAACATATGATGGTGAAGTAATTCTACCTGGGGGTCTTCAAGTTGAGGAATCTTATAGATTCATAGATCCTGAAGGAAATACAAAAAGTAAAAGTAACTCTAGAGGTCCAGTATCTAACTTCATTTATGAATTACGTAAAAACGACAAAAAACGCGAGATCTTAGTGTTAAGACCCGCGTTGGTTAGTGAATTTGTCGAAATTTTTAGGAAGGAGATGAAATTCACTCCTAGTACAGAATATATTAATGAAACCCTTAAGGTTTCAAATAACTAATTTTTATCCTTATAGTCGTAAGTAATTTCGATCTTTTTATGTTCTGATCTTAAATCAGAGCAACTAAAGTATCGAACACTCTTAGCGTCTAATAGTTTGGCAATACTATCAACGAGGTTATTTGCAATAGCTTCGTTTGTTGCCTTTTTCCAATCTTCAGTCATGTGGTTTATGGTCCTTGAATTGGTCGTGATTGCCATCTCCTGGCATTTTACCATATGCACAGTATTGAATCGCTTGCATAGATCCTTCTAATCTAGTAAGATCTCTTTGAATTTTAACATACTGGTCGTATGCTCCTTGCAATTCTTGCTTTTTTTGCGACAATTGCAGTGTACGTTTAGTAAAACGTTGAATTAGTTGTTCGTAATTTTCTATAGGTTTAGTCATATCATCGTCTATCATAAATCAAACATTCAGGTTCTGTAACTTCTTTAATAGTTTCAGACATTCTGTTAAATCCATTACCAACATGTATTTGTCCTGCAAATACAGATACAGTAGCAGCGCCCCAGAAGATATAATACCATCTGGATTTAACTTGTGCTTTAAGTTTCTTTTTCATTAGTCACGTTGCCTCCAATCATCAGGTTTGTCTCTTTGGAACCAATCACGAATATCCTCTGCACTATCAAATCCCGTTTTATAATTGGATGGGTCGGGATCACCTAATCCCATCCTATTCATAAAATCATCCATACTACCTTCTTCAATGTCATGTGCTGCCTGACGACGTGCTTGCTTTAACCATTCTCTGGCAGTAGTATGTGATTTGGCAAGTTTTTCTGCCCAAATCATCTCGTCTAACTTTACTTCCTCCTTATTTGCAATCTTCTTACAGATAAATTGCATTTTAAGGCGGTACTTAGTAGAAAGCATGTTACTCCCGTAATTTAAGTTCTAGATCCTCAAGTTTGTGATATTCAGAGTGTGCTCGCTCTTGACGTTCACCAATTATATCAAGGATGTCATTAAGGATGATATCGTTGTCAATATAATCCTCAATATATGTATCCAGTGCTTCCTTGAGATACCTGTATCTGTGCCATTCTGGCGTATAAGGTTTGTACTTCATAATAAGTAGTAAATTTAGCATCGACCCTTTTGGGCAAATTTTTGGCGGGATTTTTTTCCCGACTTTTTTGTAACTAAAAAGTGATTTTCGTTTTGGGAAAAATTATCGAATGTACTTATCCATACGAAGTTTGATGTAGTACATACCGATAACCCATAGGGAGAAGAGGAAACCCTCTCCGTACCCCATGGAGTTCCATGCATGGACGAGATCCATTAGATGTCCTCGTTAGCAAGTTTATCGAAGTAAGAATATGCATCCTCAGATGAGGCAGGCACAGATGCAGCAGGTTCTGGTGCAGGAGTTGAACGAGTCATCGTAATGTCAGGTGCATTGAAATTGTCCTGTGCATGATCGTAACCACGCTCTTCATTCTGATCTTCGTAACGAACCTCAGGTGCAGGAGCACGACCCCTGAGCACAGTATCCATACGTGTCTTCAGTTCATCATATGACTTGAAGTTCTTAGCATCAGTGAACTCATTGAGATCATACTCTTTGTTGTAGATCGCTTCAAGTTGTTCGTCATCAAACCCACCGAGGGTTGTAGGACGACCAAAGGCAGAGGAATCATAGTTCCAGAAACCTGCAACTTTCTTCAGACGAAGGTTGAAGTCAGCACCTTGCCAGAAATCAAAAGGATTGATTGCCTCTTGACCTTCAAACTCAGGTTGCATGAGTTCAATGATCTTGTCATGGATCTTCTTACCATACTTGTAAAGAAATACTTTACCTTCGTTCTGAGGATTAGCAGGATCCTTGATCACATAGATGTTGCTGTAGTAAGAGAGTTTACGCTTCTGCTTACGTGCAACTTCCTTGTCGCTATCAAGACCACTGTTCCACAGCAGACGATTTGCCTCACTGACAGGATCTTGCTGACCCAAGGTGGTAAGAGAGTTCTCAATATACCAACCACCAGGACCCTGGAATGCATGACTCCAGACCTTTGCCCAAGGCATATCACAACCTTCTGTAGGAGGGAGGAAACGAATGACGGCACTGCCGACACCTTCCTTACCCATGGTAGGTTTCCAGAGTCGTTCATCGACGTAACCAGAAACACCCTCTACCTTGTTGATTTCCTTATTAAGTTTCTCCAGAAGGGAACCTTGAGCTTTAAGGGATTTAAAAGACATTTGTATTCTCCGTATTGATTGTATTGAATGGATTGTGTGTGTGAATGGGTCTTACGTCCGAACAAGTCGCCCGCCCAATTGAAATTATGATAGCAGGTCTAGATCAGATTGTCAAGCACCTGTTTACGAAGGTTCTTAATTGACTCACGGGCAACTTTGAATACCTCAGGACCGATTTGTGTTGTTGGGAGACCCATTTGCTTCGCTGCAATCCTAAAGTTTTCTTTCACTAGACGAGAGTCCTCATCATCACAAAGATTTACTCTAGTATACAGTACCTCTTGCATGTCGATCAATCTTTCCATCTTTCCAAGAAGCACTTCTTTATCTTCCTTTGATTTCATCTCAATCAAAGGTGTTTCCATGTAAATTTCTTTGTACAACTGATGCATGTGTTCGATTTCCTTTCGGACAATCTCTGATGCAAATAAACTCTTGTCGTTCATAGTTTTTGTAATACTAATTGCCTAATTCTGGTGGGGTCTTCCTCTATAAAAGGATCATACTTATGGAGTAGCATTGATACTTGCTTCCAAATTACATCTTCCTTTAACAAAGTATCATATCTGTTAACGAAATCCGTAATCTTATTTAACATGATAAGAGTTTCTAACATCACCCTACCACCAAGATATGCTTTTAGTAATTGAGAGTGACCGCTATTACATTTAAACACATCATTAAAATTGTTTGACAGGGTAGATAAGTTTTCTATGTCCTGACCAAACAAATATGAAATACTCTGCATCTTCCTCTTCCAGTCCATGTAGTTCTTCTCATTCATCTGGATGATATGGAAGTTTGAATTGACTAGAAAATTAGATACAAAGTATTGTTCTACTTCTTCTGCTGTGTATTTTTTGGAGAGTTTCTCAAAGAAGTAAACGTCATTCCTCTCCATAAATTTTTCTCTTGATACTTTGATACTTCCCTGGTACTCAAAGTAATCATAGGTCTTGCGACTGAAGTGTGTCTTCAGTGCAACATAAATTTGATAAACCTCAAAGGGATACATGATTAAAGTGGCAGAACGCCTCTGGTTGTTTTTTTAATATAGTTAAGACGAGTTGCCTCTGCCTTAATCTTTTCCTTCAGTGAAGGAGCAATCAGTTTAACTACTGATTCAATTTCAATGTCTTTCGACTCACAAAAATCAACGATAGCATCAATGTAATTGATGGTTCTGTTACTATCTTTGACCATGTTTTCAATAGTCATTGAAAACTTGTTTTTATCCATAAAGTTTTCATCAATTAGTTCATTAATGTTTTTGTTTTTAGTGGGCATCTTTGTACTCTGCAATGTAATCGATTAGCAGAGGCACATAGTCGTCAGGATTCTTTATGAATACTTGGGTGTCACCCGATTGACAAGTAATCAAAGTGATAATCTGGTCTACCTTGATGCCAGATCTTTCCTCATACATCTTAGCATACCCTGTCTCTTGAACAAAGTAGTTCTCGATCCAGGATTCTTTTTTTTCTTTTGAAGAAGTTTTGAAATCTATGATTGATAGTTTGCCGTCAAACTCAGCAATGCAATCAACCCGTCCAGCGATTCCAAATTCATGACTGAATAAAGGTGCCTCTTGGAAGTGAATGTTGTTAATACGTCCAAGCATGGACTTTGCCTGCTTGAATAGTAACAACGCAAGATACTTATCTTTGTACCTTTCTAAATCAAGATTATTGTTTAGATAATCTTCCACTATACTATGTAGTGAGGTTCCAACAGACGCTGCACGGGTAGATACTTTGTTTGCTTCTTCATTACCAACTCTCTTCCTCCACTCTGCAATTGATTTGCGTTTGCGATAGGAACAGATGGTAGAGATAGATGGATACTCATTACCATCTACAGTATAAACTCGTTTGCCATTAGGTGAAGTGGTCGCCTTGATGTCCTCAAGGAGGACACCCATATCAACATGATTAAACATCAACCAAATCCTAAATGCATTTTACTAAGAATGTAACTCTTGATGAGACCAGATCTTACGATGTCATCAACACCAAATTCAACACTGTTGAACTCTTCCATGATCTCTAAGATTTTCATGAAGTCAAGGATACCATTCCTCTCATTAGTTTTAATGAGGTCGGTCTGCATAACATCACCAGCAAAGATGATCTTACAATCAGTACCCACACGTGTGATGATTGAATCCAACTCATGGAAATTCAAGTTCTGACACTCGTCAACAATAACAATAGCATTGTTGAGTGTTGTACCACGAAGGAAAGA